CTCAACCCTGTAGGTCTGGCAACGCTCGCAATAGGCACGCTCTCTGCGGCGGCCATTTCCTACTTTATGGAATGGTCGAGCGGCGGCGAGGAATCGTCAGAGGGTATCAAGAAGCAGGCCCAGCTTATCCAGCAGGTCGCGGACAAGTGGGGCGATGCGCTTCCATCGCTTCGGGCCTATGCCGACGAACTGCAGCGTATGGCCGAAAGCGCGGACAGAGCGGCGGCGGCGCAGCAGTTGCTGCAGAAGATATACGAAAAGCCGACCCAGCAGCTTGAACTGTCCGTCCCAGATTATTTCGACGCGATTGCCAAACTGGGCAACAGCGGCGTTGATATTGGACCGCTGCAGCAGGCATTCACGGACCTTGAGGCAAAGCTTCGCGACAATAAGGCGACAGCCGAGGACGTCCGCGCTGTCTACGACCAGCTAATCTCCTACTACAATTCGACCGGTATCGAATCTGTCGGTTCGCTTGCGGGCAAGTTCAAGGAACTGGAAGGCAAGGTTGCAGAGGCTGCCGCTGCTGCTGCTAAGGCGCGAACCGAGTTCGACGCGCTCGAAGCCGGTATTGGTCGGCTTGAGGGTATTCTAGGCATCATGACCAACAACTTCGCCGGTTTGGGCGAGGCTGGTGTTGCTGCCGCGACTGACATTGCAAATGCGATGGCTGGGAGCCTTGGCCCTGCTATTCAGGGCGTTGTCGGTGACATCGCCAATATGATGAACAACCTGCAGCAATTGCAGGGCATGGTGAACCAGACCAAACTGAACGCCTTGACGCCGCTTGTATCTGGCGGTGGCAAGTTCATGAATCCCGACGAGTTTCAGACATTCAAGGCGAACAACACCAAGTCGCAGACGCAAATCGCGGCTGAGAAAGAGGCTGCAGCATCAGCGCGTGAATTGGCGTCTGCTAACCGTGAGGCAGCAGCAGAGCAGAAAAGAATTGGCCGCAGTCTTTCAGCGGACGTTCTCAAGAAGTTCGAGGGGTTCAGCAGCAAGCCATATTATGACGTCAACGCCTATCGTGCTGGCTATGGGTCCGACACGGTCACGCTGTCTGACGGTTCGGTGCAAAAAGTCACCGCAGGCATGCGCGTGTCGATGGAACAGGCCACAGCCGACCTTGCGCGCAGGATAGGCGACTTCCAGAGCGGCATTCGTGGGCAGATAGGCGGTTCAACCTTCGACAACATGAACGAGCAGCAGCAGGCCGCTCTGACGTCGATTGCCTACAATTACGGTTCATTGCCGGAGCGAATTGTCGCTGCGATCAAGACCGGCTCGGATCAGATGGTCGTGCAGGCCATCCAGAACCTTGGCGGCGACAACAATGGCGTCAACCGCAGTCGACGCAATGCAGAGGCTCAGCTTTACGGCGGCGTGCCTGTCGAAAATATCGAGGCGCTGGGCGGCGTTTATATGGGCGTCGGCGGCAAGATAGACGGCGCGTCTGCCGCCACACAGCGGTTTATGGATGCGCAGCAGCAGGCGGCGGCAATGAGCCAGGAAATCGGCTCAACTATCGCCGGTGCCTTCTCAGGTTTCATTCAGGACATTATCGCAGGAAAGGACGCATCCGAGGCGCTTGCCAACGCGCTCGCCAAGGTGGGGCAGAAATTGCTCGACATCGCGCTCAACCAGATATTCAGCGGCTTGTTCGGTGGCGGTGGAGGCGGCGGCGGTATACTCGGCGGCCTGTTTGGCGGCGGTGGCGGGGCTGCCCGTGGTGTCGGCCTCTATCATAAGGGCGGTGTGGTCGGCAGTGGGGCAAGCGGCAATCGTCGTGTCAGCACGTCCATGTTCCACGGCGCGCCGCGTTATCATACAGGCGGTGTCGCTGGATTAAAGCCCGGTGAGGTTCCTGCAATTCTACAGCGGGGCGAGGTCGTCATTCCTCGCGGTGGCCGTGGCGGTCGAGAAGGCAGCAACCATACCAATATTGGAAGCGTGAATATTCGCGTCGACGATCAGGGCCGCGCGATGCAAACCAGCGACCAGACCGCGCTGGGACAGAAACTTACGTCAGCGGTGCAGCAAGAGATTGTGCGCCAACAGCGCCCCGGTGGACTGCTGGCGAATACCAAGAAGCGGTGATGGCATGGCGTTCGACGGCACTTCCCTTTGCTGGCGCCCGACTATTCCAATTCTGGAAGCCACAAAACCACGACTGCGGATTGCCAAGTTTGGCGACGGCTACGAGCAGCGCATGCTCGACGGCATTAACTCGCATGACGTCACATGGTCCGTGTCGTTCGAAAACCGCGCGCGCGACGTCATTCTTGCCATGAGAGACTTCCTGCAGGAACAGCAGGGCAGGGCATTCCCGTTCAAGCACCCAATGGAGGGCAACACCTACATGGTGTTCTGCGACGAGTGGCGCATAGAATGGAATTTCCGCAAGTGGGTTGGCTCGACTGCAACAGACCGCGGCACCCTCTCTGCTGATTTCCGCAAAGCCTTCGGGGCAGGTATCTAATGGGTATCCGGGCGGACCTGTCCGGGCTGGGCGCTCAACAGCTTATCGAAATGTTCGTATTCGATGATACGAATATCGGCGGCTCGAATGTCGTGCGCTGGCATCCCGGCACAACCGTTACAGGTGGCCCGATATTCTGGCAGGGGCAGGAGTATCAGCCATTCCCTATTGAGGCCACTGAGTTTGAAATGACGAGTTCCGGCCAGTTGCCGCGACCTAAACTGACGGGTGCGAACATCGGCGGGTATCTCGGTGCCTACCTGCGCACCATGAACGACGCTCTTGGGGCAAAGGTGACGCGCAAGCGCACGTTGGGCAAATATCTCGACGCTGTGAATTTCCCGAACGGGAACGCCACGGCGGACCCGAATGCGGCATTCCCCGACGAGACGTTCTATGTCGCGCGCAAGTCGCGGGAGAATCCAATCTTCATCGAAATGGAGTTGGCCGTCGCCTACGACGCAGAGGGTGTGAAGCTTCCTCGCAGGCAGGTTATCGCCGGCACCTGCCAATGGGTGTATCGCTCTGCGGAGTGCGGCTATGCCGGTGGTGCTGTTCAAGACATTGACGGCAACCCGACAAGCAATCTCGCGAAAGACAAGTGCCGCAAGACGCTCACGGCCTGCAAGGCGCGGTTTGGTGAAACTGCTGTTTTGCCCGCAAGTTCGTTCCCTGCATCTCTTTTGGCGCGCTACACATGACCTATCAGCCGACAGAGCAGCACCTTGAATTCATCCTGCACTATGCTGGAACGCAGGTTCCTCGTGAGGCATGTGGTGTCATTGCGGACGGTGAATTCTATCCCATCAAGAACCTGATTGACGACCGCAACACCTCGTTTCTCATGGACCCGGTCGAGTATGCGAAAGTCTCGTCGCGGGTGAAGCGCATCGAGGCGATTGTCCATTCCCATGTCGAACTGTCGCCAGCGGCCAGCGAGAACGACCGGGCAAGTTGCAACAAGCTTGGCATTCCTTTCGTGATTGTTTCATGGCCGAGCGGACAGCACGCGGTGCTTGAGCCCGTTGCAGGCGAGAGAGCGCCGCTTGTCGGTCGGCAGTGGTGTTATGGGGTCCACGACTGTTTCTCGCTCGTGCGTGACGCTCTGGACGAATATGCGGGCATAGACGTACCCGACTTCTCCCGCGAGGAATGGCAGTGGTGGAAGAAGGGCGGCAACTATATCGCTGAGCGGTTTGAGGCTGCCGGGTTTGTTCGCCTTCCACAAGGTACACGGCCAACACAGCTTGACGTGTTCGGAATGCAGATCGCGTCAAAGGTAGTCAACCATCTTGGCGTGTTCTTCGAGCCTGATGTCATGCTTCACCAATTGCAGGAAAAACTGTCCGTTCGCGAAATCTACGGCGGCATTTATCAGCGCGCCACGGTCCTGCATTTAAGGCACAGGTCACTCGCATAGAATGTCCCATCTCGTAGCCGTTCACCTGCACGGTTCGCTTGGCGAGCAGTTCGGGCGGGTCCATCATTTTGCTGTCCGTTCACCTCGTGAAGCGGTGCAGGCTATGGACGCCAATTACCCGTCATTCCTGAGGGAGTTTTCAAAGAACCCCGAATACTGGATCGTCTGCGACGGTGATTTGCGAGAAGGCGAGCACGCGCACGCATTGCCTGTCAGCAAGGAAATGCACCTTGTGCCGAAGGTCGAGGGCAATCAGTTCATCGGGCCTATGCTCATTGGGGCATTGTTCCCCACATTGGCAGGAACACTAACGGCTCAAATTCTTGGCGGGCTTCTCATGGCCGCTCTGTTCATCGGTCTATCCGTTCTCATTGCCCCGAAGAAAAAGGACGATGACGACAAGAAGGACGAGAACTACGCCTTCACCGGGCCGGAGAACGTGACAGGGCAGGGTGTGCCTGTCCCTCTGGTTTATGGGCGCGTGTTTGCCGGTTCGGTCGTTGTCTCGGCGGGATTGGACCTTGGGGTCGAGTTTCAAGCCGACGCACCGCCTGCGCCGCCTGCAACAGTGGGTGGGTATCCCACAACCTCTCAACCTGGCACTCCAGCCTATCCCGGCGGCTTCCCTGCCATTGTGGCGCAGAAGAAAACCGTCGAACTGCACGGCACGGTTCCCGGCAGGCCGCCCGAAACAAAGACGGTGACGATTTACGGACCTGCAGGATGGGTTCAAGTCGGCACCCGTACCGTGTCGGCTAAAACAACAACCTCTACCGGCGCATACACCACCACAACGGAAACAGTCGAAGTGTGGCGCTCGAAGATACAATACAGCGGAACTCAATGGTGGATGTGGGACCGCATCAACGGCTTCAGCATTTATGACTCCCGGAGCATTCGCTAATGAGTGACCGCAGGCGATTGCTAGCCTCGACCGCGCATGTCGTCATCGGCGGCTCCGCAATGGGCGGCAAAAGTGGCGGCTCCGGTTCCGAGCAGCCCGACAATCTGAAATCGACGCAGGTTGCCAAGGTTATAGACCTCATTTCAGAAGGGCCGACACGCGGTCTTATCGACGGCATGAAAAGCGTGATTGTGGACGGCACGCGCCTGCGCAATCAAAGCGGCTCGATGAACTTCCAGAACGTTATCATTCAGGAAGTCAACGGCTGGCCAAACCAGCAGATCATGCAGGGCTTTTCGTTCCAGCAGAACGAGCAGGCCGTCCAGACGCAGTTGATGGCTGGTTTCCCTCAGACCCGCACAATTTTGAATGGGGATGTCGATCGGTGCCGGGTGACGGTTTCTGTTCCGTCACTGCAGAGCATTACGGACAAGGGAGATATCAAAGGGACGGACGTCAAGTTCGCCGTTTATATCCAGTACAATGGTGGCGGGTTCAATAAGATTGGCGATTACACCATCAGCGGGAAAACCACGTCTCGCTATCAGCGCGCGATCATGTTCCCTCTCAAGAAGGGAGCCGCGCCGTTTGATATTCGCGTGATTCGCATAACGCCGGATTCGAAGTCTAACAAGCTTCAGAACGAGCTTT